TATTGCTTCTTCTAGTGCATACCTTAAAGTCTTTTCCATTATCGCTTATCTCTGTGCTGTAACCAAGCATCGAAAGCATACGCTGCTACGAAGCCAATAAGCAAACCGAATAAAAATCCAAGCATTTTTCTATCCCTTCTGTTGAGTAACTAATTGAATCGGAGGACAGGTGTTCACGTCAAGTACCGACGCGATCTTTATTGCTCGCTCTGCCACAACCTTAGACATCAGCAGGGATTTGTAGGAATTAGGTTTAAGTGAGTAGAGATAACCCAAGGCAAATGCTCCACCGCTACCGGCTGTAAAGAGTCCACGCTCACTAGCGTTAAAGGATAGATCTGATCCGATAGAAAATAAGATCCCATCAAAGGCGATGAGGTAGGCGAAGTTGGAATCCTTATCTAGCTCGTATCCATTATCCTTAAAGGCAGCGTAGATACTAGGCAGTATCCTCTTACCCATCCACTCCACCGGATCATAGTTCTTATACTTTGGTGGTTTCCAATTAAAGGCGAGGATATCTCCAGGTCGTGAATCGCCCGTGATACCTATCAGGTAATCACCTACGCTTACGATCTTCGGAGTCTGAGTAGATATGATGCGCTGATCGTTATCGGTGATCTGACTATCGGAGGCAAGGACTACGAAGTCAGGTCCTTGGATACCTACCAGAGTTGTCATTGGCAGATCATATCACGGCGTGTCGCAAGACACACTTATACCAGGCTATGAGTACAATATGAGCCGTAGGCGATTAACAGTACAGCGGCCCTTATCGGGCCGAGGAGTAGGAGGCCCGAGACTATGCGGCTCCGTCTACTCTCCCTGCCATCTTTACTATGGCGCAGAAACACCCTTCCTAAGCCCTTTGGAGCCGATCTCAGAGGCTTAGGACCCGTCCACGCCTGTACCTGTGGCTGTACCGTATTCAACATTATGGCAGCCTTTGAGGATTATGACATAGCTTGGTGGCACCTTGATGGAACCTGTGCCAACTGCGGGAATCTGGTAACAATTCCCTGTCCTGTGGACAATCCGGAGGCATAAAAAAAGAACCCCCCACCCAGGATTTCTCCTGAGCAGGGGGCATTTGCCTCGCGCTTATGGGCTAATTACTTAGCACCACGACCAAACTCTTTTGCCTTTGGATCTAGTGACTTCCAGATTGGTGCAATGAAAGCTGATGCAAAAGCGTAGGCTAACGTCTTTGGATCTGTAATACCGGCTGCGTATAGCGCTACCACTGCTGGTACTGCTGCACGAGCATAGGTTGTTGCGATTGCAATTAACTTATCTACGTTCATTTTATCTCCTTATGATTTGAATACTGGCTTACCAAAACCAACGACAGCCACAGCTTGTGACTTACGCAGTTTGGAGCCATTCTTCTTTTTGTAAGCGCGTACCTTCAGGCATACTTGCCCTCCATTACGCTGGTCACCCTTCTTATCTGGGGCTGTGTTGCCTTCGATACAGGTGACTGTGCCATCGCCGTTATCTTTAACGACAATGCCAACGTGCGAGATTCTGTCAACGCCATCTGATGGGAAATCAAAGAATACGATATCTCCTGGCAATGGGACTGCCTCTTCTGCCTTCTCCCACTGATCCTTCTTGATGAAGGCAGTTGCTCCTGCCGGTGTGTATACACAGTTAGGGATCTTTAGTCCTACTTGATTAGCACACCAGTTTACAAATGAGCCACACCAAGGTTGGAAGTTAGCCTTAGTAAAGGCTCCATACTTGGTTTCATTATCTTTAGGACCTTCAATGGTTCCAATTTCTGCTCTTGCTGTTTCGATAAACTTTTTACGCTGGCTCATCATCTTCCTTCTTTGGTTTGTCTTTTAGTCCGTTGCCTGCAAGTACTGCTCCTAGGCTTCCTGTAAGAAATACAGTCAGCGTAGTAAGTAGTTCAATGAAGGCTCTGTCATTTGGTGCTTGGTCGCCCAAAGGTTGTGTTACAAATATCAATGCCCATAGGATTCCGAAGACTGAGCCTAGGAATACCACACCTAGTATTGCTCCAATAAAAACAACAAGCCTTGCTTTGAGTTGCTCATTAGTAAATCTTTGTCTAGCCATTGAAGGTATCCTCCGGAAAAATATCTTTCGTACAACTGCCTGTTGGAATACATTGAGGCGGGTTACATTCTGGGTTATCCCAGTTCTCATATTCCTGACACGGATATCTAACCCAGCCTTGATAGCTGCAACCACTAAGAGTTATTGCGAGTAATAAGGATGCAGTAAATCTCTTCAACCTGTCGCTCCAATCTTGAGACGGAGTCCTTTACACTTGAGCCACCATTGGGTTTAAGTTCATTGAGGTAGTGTTTGACTAACCATTTAACAGCGCCAACAAAGCCACCGATGATAGTAAGTACAGCAACAGCTACCGTTGCATAGTCTTGTGCTTGCATTAGACCGTCCGTATCGTGACTAGAAGTGTTCCGCCAAAGCCAGAGAACCTTTTATCCTCTGGAGTCTTGTTCATAAAGTCCATCTCTTCGATGATACCAAGGTATTCTTCACCGGTTCTAAAGTCTTGAACGCGGATGGTGTCACCAACATTTTCAATAGCTTCTAGTTGAGACAAGCGATCATAGGCAGATCCTTCGTATCCCACCTCGTTACCAAACTTGTCGCTCTCGTGGTCATAGCAGAAGACTGGGTATTGGATCAGGCGCTGACGAGGAACTGCTGGCAGTGACTTCAACTGGTAGCCAGTAAAGAGTGGCCCCTTAGTAGTATCGGTACTTGATCTAAACATAGTAAACTTAAATCCTAGGTACTCTTGTGCCGTTGTTGGGTAGTTTACGTTGATCTCAGGCACTGAAGATCCTTGTGAGAATGTACCGATGTTGTATGTAGTATCTCTTGAGTCAATAGACTCAATGCTAATGCCACCATTGGCTGTATCAATACGAGCTTGTAGCAGTTTGTAGATCTTAGTCTCAAGTGTGTTGTAGCGGATAAAGCCTGTACGTAGGTAGCCTGTTGGTACTAGGGTACTTGCAGATTCAATCCATATTCCATCACCTGGTACACCAAAGACAACTCTATCGGTAGAACCAAGGAAGTCTGTAGATACTGGATTAGCAGTCTCACCGGTTGCACAAACATCCCAAGCGTAAGCAAAGATAAGACTATTAGGAATTGCTGGCTGTGATAGATCAATACGGATTAGACCTGACTCAGTGCCTTGCAAGGTTGTTACATAGGCAAATCTATCCTTGAAGGTTACGCTCTTGCACTCTGTCTCTAGTAGCAATGGTCCATAGCTGACATCACCATCGGCAGATATCACTGCAATTCTTACACCCTTATTGGTGCAAAGAACTCCAAAGGTACCAAGGTATACATCAAAGGCGTTGAGTATTTCACCTTCTGGTAGATCAACTACAACAGTAGGTGTCTCTAGCGTTGGAAAACCTAGAGAGTTAGGAGTAGCAGTATCTAATGTAATCTTGTAGAGAGATGACTGAGATCCAGCATAGCCACCTACATAGAAAGCAGCAGGTCCTTCAGATATGGTTGTCCATATCCAAGATGGATTTGGGTGTGTATAAAGTTCGGTAGGTAAACTGTGACCACCTGAAGTAGTTGCCTTATTAGAATCTAACTCGTATAGATCCCTATCAACTCCAGCTAGTAAACGTTGCTTTGCATAACGCATTACTACTGTAGTTACTGGACCACCAAGATCGTAGATATGACCATCAGATGTGGTACCAAAGATATTACCTCTATGGATACGAGCATTATCTGCTGCAAAGTACCGAGTACCATCAGAAGTTAGTGATTTAAAATCAAGCGTATGTGGTGATGTTACCAAGGTATAGGTAGTAACTGTAGGCGTATCACCACTCATAGTGAGTTTCTTTAGATCGGGTCCTTCAGTAAAGACAATCGCATCTACACTATTAGCGGTATCTCTAGCACCAAATAGGGATAGGTTGGTTGCTGTTGCAACCCTAGCCCTGACTGTACTGTTGAGCAGGGTAGCCTGTCCTCTAGTCCAGACATCTAAACCTTTAGACTCTGTGTATTGAAAGCGCAGTGACTCTTCTTGAATAGGCTCAAAATACTTAATCCCCGCTCCTAAGTGGAACGAGGATTGAGATCTGACCCACCAACCGGTGAGTGTCTGCTCACCAGGTTCACGCGTCTGGTCAATCTGTTGCTTACGATACTGCGCTGTTACGCGACGATACGGTTGCTCATCGGAGGCAGCAAGAAAGAATGGCAACGCAGCAAATGCTACCTCGTATGCTGGCCCAGTTGGAGTGTAAGAAGTAGATCCTGCAGGGTTGGAGAGTACATAGGGGATTCCCTCAGTAATATCATCGCCATAAGGCATTATTCAACTCCTTAGATTCTTTTAGGTACAACAAAGACCCGCACGTCGGCGGGTAAAATATTACTGATTACTTAGAGAGCTTCTACTTCAACCCAAGAAGTTGTTTCTTCATTCCAAGTGTAAAGGTTTCCATCTGTAGGCATAGCCACTGGTGCTTGCCATAGATAAGTTTCTTCATCTAATGTCCAAGAAGCATACGGTTGTGGCGCAAAAAATCCTGTGCCATCCCAAGTGTAACCCACGCCTGCATAGTTCTTATGCAGTGGTGTGCCACCTTGTGAGTGAACCCCGCCCTGTGTGTTGTAAGAAGTCTGCACCCAAGTACCACCAAGGTTTGCTTCACACCATTCTTTAGTGTCAGCAACAATTACGCGCTCTACAACGCCATCAACTATTTCTGCAAAATGTGCCATTTATTTATCCTTATCTTCGCCGTAAAGCGTTGCTGTATTTACTAACTTAACTTCACGCTTTGTCATAATGCCACCCTTTTCATCGAGTTGAGACTTGGCACCTGCCTCGTCATCTGCAATGATGTGGACTAGCATTGTTACTTCGTATGAAAAGCATTGAGTTGGTTTAGTTTCTTTAATTTTAGTTACATTATCTTTAGTCATTTGACTTCTCCTTATGCTAGGTAACGGACTATAACTATACCTGATCCACCTGCAGCTGCTGTTGGAGCTGATGAATTACCGCCCGTTGCACCACCACCACCACCTGTGTTTGCTGTACCTGCGGTTGCTGATCCTGATGTACCTGATGAACCTGCACCACCACCACCTGATCCGCCTGCTCCGCCTGTAGCACCTGAACCACCGCCACCGCCTGCATAAGATCCTGACGATCCTGTTGAAGTTGCACTTGCCCAGGTGGAATAAGCGCTAGATCCTGCTCCACCTGCTCCGCCTGTAGTACCACTTCCACCACCACCAACGGCAGTAGCACCACCGCCACCGCCGCCTCTTACGCCACCTGATGTTGAACCTGCTGTTCCATTATTTCCTTGTCCGGCTGTGCCTGTTCCTGCGGCTGACTCATAAGAACCACCACCACCAGAACCGCCGTTAGCGCCGTTAAAACCAGCGCCAGAACCGCCATCTTTTCCACCACCGCCACCGCCAACGGCTGCCGTTGTTGATGCAAATTGTGAATTTGTACCACTCCCGCCAACAGTTGAGTTACCACCTGCACCGCCACCACCGACTGTAATTGTATAATTTATTGCAGTAAGTGATTGAGAAGTTAAAGCAACAAGACCACCTGCACCGCCACCGCCCATTCCACCTTGACCGCCACCGCTTTTATTATTACCACCACCGCCACCACCTGCAACTACCAACATTTCAGCAGTTAAAGATTGTGTTGGAGTAAATGTTCCTGATGATAAAAATGTGTGGTACGCAAAACCACCACTAAAGGTAATTGTTCCACCAACTGCTTTTGCTTGTTGAGTAAGTGTTGTAAAAGTTCCTGATGAAGTAAATGTGTGAATTGTGTGAGGACTTACAAAAGTTATTGTTCCACCAGTTGCGGCTTGACCGCCTGAATAGCGAGCAACAACAATACCTGATCCACCTGCACCCCCTGCTGTGTTGTCTATGCCGTTAGCCTGAACACCACCACCACCACCACCACCACCTGTGTTAGCAGAACCATTTACTCCAGCCGAAACTCCGGCAGAGCCATTTCCACCGCCGCCAGCGCCGCCTGTTCCGTTAGTCTGCGTAGTATTACAACCACCACCACCACCACCTGCATAAGTAACAGATGATCCAGTAATTGAAGAAGCGAGTCCTGCGCCGCCGTTGCCTGCAACATTGTTTGCGGCATCAACACCAACAGCATTAGCACCACCACCACCTGCGCCTGTATTAAAATTAGAAGCGCCACCATTATTGCCTTGCCCTAATGTTGCAGAACCACCAGTACCCAAACCCGCGCTGTTACCTGCTCCACCACCTGAACCGCCAGTACCACCGCTTATGGTTGCTCCACCACCTGCACCACCACCTTTTACAAGTGTTAAGGTTTGAAATTGTGAGTCCACGCCAACGGTTCCGCTTGCTGTATTTGGTGTAGTGGGAGCGCCAGCGCCACCTGCACCTACTGTAACTGTGTAAGAAGTGTTAAATGCAAGGCTTAATCCTGCACCTGCTATGTAACCTCCAGCACCACCACCACCACCTGAGCGTGTGCCACCGCCACCACCGCCAGCGACAACAAGGTAATCAACGTCAAGGCCACGAGAATAGTCTTGTGAAGCAAAAATTCCAAGAATAGGCATTAGGATATATCTCCAATCGCATACCAAGAATCGGTATCACGCTTTACCAAAGTTATAGCTGAGTATTGTGCTCTGCACTTAGGAGAGGCTGCAGTTGCACCAGTTGAAACCACAGTTGTAGTTCCTGGTGTTGCTGCTGAAACTGTTACCTGTCCAGCTCCGATTTGGATGAGGTTCAGTTGGGTCCCGATAGGAAACGCCGTTGTAGCATTGGTTGGGATTGAGTAAGTTTGACCAGCAGCATTGCTTGCTGTGACCAACTTGTTATCGGCATCTGCCAATACAAAGGTATATGTAGTACCAGTCTGAGCATTAAACGCAAGTGCTGCGCTAGCGCTAGTGGTACCGCCTATTAGATTAACTGCCATTTAGTTACCCTCCGACCCGAACGCACTAAAGGATGATGTTCCAGTAGTTGAATAAATTGTGATGACATCTGTATTTGCCAAAGTAATACCAATAGTGATAGCAAGCAATGATCCGCTAGGTACCTGTACTCCGTAGGCTATGTAATGTAAGTTTGCTAAAGTCGCACCTGCTGGGCGCACTGCGATACGGATAGTATCGGCTGCACCACCAGTATTAGCCACATTTAGTGTAGATACAATCGTTGCATTTGTAGCTGTGTATAACGTAGTAGCAGTTGCTGCACTAGGTGCAGACTGCGCTAAGACTTTATATGTTGGCATTAGGCGAGATCTCCGATCACGGTAAAGGTATCAGTTGCTGTACAGATTACAGTTGCTGCTGAGTGTTGTGCTCGTAGTACAGGAGCTGCAGATGTAGCACCTGTTGATGTAATGGTTACGCCAGCACCTGCAGCAAAACTGGTAAGACCAGCACCGATTGACTGAACATTTATTTGTTCACCTGCTGCAAATACTGATGGTGGAATGGTTATTACTACTGGGCTAGCGTTAGATGCGGTAACTAATTTGCCAGAGTCTGCAGCAACTAGGGTATAGGTAGTTCCAGTTTGAGCATTAAGTGCAAGGTTTATCTTTGCAGTATTGATAACCGGAGCAGTCAAAGTCTTATTCGTTAAGATATCGGTAGTTGCCTTACCTACCAAAGTATCGTTACTTGTAGCAGGTAGGGTTAGCGTATTAGTACCAGCGACAGCAGTTGCCTGCACTGTGGTAGTTCCAGATGTAGATCCGCTAAATGCAAAGGATGATACAGGTGAGGCATTGTTACGGAAGAAGATTAAGTCAGATGATGTGAGCACGTGCTTAATAGTTGCACCAGCAGTATGTGCTACACCAGATACTCCAGGAGTTCCGGTCCCAGCCTGACCTCTGCTGATCGTTAGTGTGTCACCAGATACTCCAGTTACAAAAACAATCTCTTCGTTGACTGTATCTACATCAAGGGCAACGGTAAAGATATCCACATTAGATGGCGCTAGTGTGATACCACCCATTAGGGCTGTAGCAGTACCAGTTGCCACTGTTATAGTAGTAGCAGTTGTATTGATGCTACTAGCCAGCGTTGTCTCAACGCTAATACTTGAATACTGTCTAGTCATTTATCTGCCTCACTTGGTATAATGGATTCTTATCGGGTACTTGTCTTGCAGTTTAAGTGCTTCTTCATTAAGTCTTTGGTTGTATAGAGCAAAGATGTAACGGGATGAAGCAACACCTGCTGTGCTTGGAATCTTGGTATCGTTGAGATCAGCCTCTGCTGAACTCAAGTTGATACGACCAGCATCTACATATGAGAGTAACTTGTATGATGCTCCAAGTATTACTACCTCAACTGCTGAGGCAGGTAGCCCTGTTACATCCGCAAAGTCATCTGTTGGGTTATCTAAGGTATTAGGAGTAGTTGTGTAGTAGACCTGTACTGTTCGTCCAGGCTGGATGTTCTCGTAAATGTTTACTGTGTTTGTTGTATTAAATGTTGCAATGTTTGCCATTGGATCTGCACGCCAACGGTTGATAGGTAGCCACTCAAGGCTAGAACCTGTTGTCTGCCAAGACATATACAAGATTGATTCAACATCATCAGGTAGAGGATATGTGGTCTGGCTTGCATTAAAGGTAAAGGTAGTTGAGGCAACAGACCAGAGTTTAGGATAGAGGCTATTGATAACATCGTTGATAGCCTTCTTAATCATTACTCTTGGAAAGGTTGGAGTAAGAGTGATCTGTGCATACTGTGCGTGTGGTGAGGCGTTGGTGTTCTGATAGCCTCGACCAAACCCTGGAGCTGCATTAAGTGTGCTACTTGCTTGGCTAAAGTTATCAATCCAGATAAGTTCATCATCAATTTCAATGATGCCTTTGGCTAGGTTAGAGCTTGAGCCAATTACCATAGCAGTATCGGTAGATGATATAGCATTATTGAGATAGGTTATTCTATCTTGGCGCAGGGTATAACCTGCTAGAGATGAGCGAACCTCATCTATCATATCGCTAAGTGTTGGCATTATTTCCTTTCATACCAGCCAT